AGAAGGTTTGGATAAACATCACATCTATCACGGACCGGGGTGGAGAGATATTTCTGATAAGCATGGTTTTTGGGTCTATCTTTGGCAGCCATTACACCTTGCAAATCTGGGAGGACTTCACAAATATCCTGGCACCGGTCTGGATCTGAAACTGAAACAGGATTGCCAGAGAAGATTCGAAGAGACTCACAGTAGAGAAGAGTTCATGGCAATCATCGGCAGGAACTATTTGGACGAGGAATATCCGCAGACGCCTGCGGACAATGATGGATTTTATCTTCTGGAAGGAGGAGAAGAATGAATAAGTGCATTTTTATGGGCAGATTGACTGCTGATCCGAAAATCGAATGGACACGTTCAGAGAATTCTAAGAAATATGCTACATACACACTGGCGGTCAACAGACGATACAAAAGAGATGGAAAGCCTGATGTGGATTTCATTAACTGCATTGCATGGGGCTTCAATGCAGAATTTGCAGAGAAGTACATGAAGAAAGGTGTCATGTTTGAAGTGGTCGGCAGACTGAACATTGACAGCTGGGACGATAACGAAGGCAAGAAACATTGGAAAACGGTGGTCATTGTAGACGAATCTTATTTCACTGGGGATAAAGGTGCAGCGGGAAGCGGCGGTGAAAAGCAGACTGGTCCTTCTCAGGGTGGATTCTATCCCATCGACGAAAGTGTGGAAGATGATGATCTGCCGTTCTAAGGAGTTGAGGATATGGAAAAACGGAAACTGATTTTTGTAGATGACCTTTTAGAAAAAATCCATGAAAAAAAAGGATCATTTGCTACTGGTGAAGGAAATGAGCCTTTTATGGCGTGGGAGATAGAAGACTACATTCATGATTTGGATGAGGTTAATGCGGTGGTTTTACCTGTCCAGATTGGAGATGAAGTTTGGACAAATTTTGCGATGCAAGGCTGGTATATGAGAAAAAATAAAAGGCCGTACAAAGCTAGGGTTGAATTTATTGGCATCAATGGAAAAGAAAACTTTATCAATGTTCAATATGATGAGGGATGGATGTTTATGTTCAACTTTTCGGAAATCGGAAGAACGATATTCTTGACAAAAGAAGAAGCGGAACAGGCTCTGGAAGAAAAGGGGAATGATCATGCTTGAGATAAATGAGGATGGAAAACGCTATGCAGTTTGTAACTGCTGTTATGAGCGGTCGTTTGAAAGTGATTCGGATAAGGAACTGCGGAAAGCCCTGAAATACGAAGGATGGTACCACCACTGGGATCCAATAGAACAGGTGTGGGAAACATATTGTCCGGAATGCAAGGAGGGATAATGATGCGTGAGATTTTATTTAGAGGCAAGGATGCAGACACAGGCTTCTGGTGTTTCGGCGACCTCTCTTTTAACAAAGAAAAAAATACATTTATCAGAATGTGGACACATAATGGCTATGTAATCAGGGAAGTAGTTCCCGAAACTGTAGGACAGTTTACAGGATTTTATGACAAAAATGGTCACAGAATATTCGATGGGGACATTCTGAGAAGCGGATATGACGAAGACTATCCAGATAAATTCTCTTTTGAGTTGGTGCAGTGGATTCGTAATGGATGGTATATCGGCAAAGGTCATTATGATGATGACCTGCGACAGGATCTGCTTAATATATATTCTGAACTGATTGGCAATCGTTGGGACAACCCTGAAATGTTGGAGGTGTAACCATGAGAGTAAAAGACGCACAGAGAAAAGTAGAACGTATGGAAAAAGTAATGGACGATATGGAAAAAGCGATGCTGTACTATCGTGCCAATGTAAATGCCGTAGATGCAAACTATGTAACAGAACAGGCACAGTTATCTGAAAGTCTTGTGGATGTGCTGAGAGAAGCCTATGAAATTGCGGCGGAACACAAAAGGGAACTGGAATTTCGCATTGGTATGGCAGAAATCTGAGGAGGAATGACCATGAAGGATACATACAAGAAAGTGATTGAACATTATGGGCCTGATGCGCAGAAGGTGAAGGCAATCGAAGAAATGGGAGAACTGACAGCAGAACTGGCAAGAGATCTGAATGGACAGGGAGACATCGGCGCGATAATCGAAGAAACTGCGGATGTTATGAACATGATGGAACAGATTTGTATTATTTACGACATTCCTGTTTCTGTGGAACAGGCGAGGAAACGGAAAATGGATAGAGTATTGCAGGCTATTAAACCAAAAGGAAAAACGATTCTGCAGGAATTATTGGAGAAATATCCGAACACCAAACTTGGTAAAGATGGTACGCCGAACCTCTGCCCTAGTAAACTGGGATATTCAGACATGGATATTTGCGATGAAATGTCGATTGAGGCGTGTGTCGATTGCTGGAACAGGCCTGTGGAGGAACAGTTTTGAAAAAAAGGGGCAGGCCGAAGGGTAGTAAAGAGCGGGAGGATGTTCGATACTGTGGATTGTTCAAATGCAGGAAGCGGCAATGGATACATATTTGTTGTGCGGACTGTAGAGAGAAAGACTGTGAAGCGCGGTGTCTGAATTCTCCAGAGAAATGCAAACAAGTGCAGCGGGGGTGAGGAGTTGAAGAAAGACAATATACGGGATTATGCCACAGAGGCATTTCGCTTCTATGCTGCCTGTGGAAAATTGACAACAGAGCAGTTGAAACAAAAAATCTATGATGATATTTACGAGCAGTCGAGAAAAGAATACCTCCGCAGCGGCAGTGGGATGCCTTCGGATGCCACGGCGTATGCTGTGATTGCAGCGGATGAAGCATTGCAGAGTATGAAAGCGGAGTTTGAAGACATCATCGCTGTTGAAAAAACGATGATCAGATTACCGAAAGACCATAAAAAGGCTGTTGAGATGGTTTATTTTGAAGCGGCAGATAAACCGTTACAAAAAGGGGATATTTCTAGCAGGGTATGTGCGGCATCTATCGCTATCCATGTGGACGAAAGTTCTGTTTACAGATATTTGGCCTATGCCAGAAAGATATTCGCAAAGGAAAGAGGTCTCAGGCTGACAGAGAAGGAAGCTCGTAAAGTTGCGAGTAGTAGACCTAAAAAAGATGGTAATATGATACCATCGAAGACCGAGGGAGCAGAGAAAGGGATTCGATAGTTGTTACCTCCTATATTTTTCTACAGGCAACGAAAGGGAAAGGCGCATCAGTTGATGCTGCCTTTTCTTTTTTGGAAGGAGGAAGAGGATGAAAAAGTCATGTCCATATTGCGGAAGGATACATGAGAGGAATTATATTTGTCCGAAGAAACCTGTAAGTAAGCCAAGGAAAAAGTATTCGACTGAACAGAATAAATTCCGAAGCAAAAATGTTTGGACAAGAAAAGCAAAGGCCATCAAAAAAAGAGATGGGTTCATGTGTCAGATCTGTATCAGAGGATTATATGATCCGGAAAAGAAATTTGAGACAGAAGGTTTGGAAGTACACCATATTGTGCCGTTAAAAAGTGATTTTAATTTGCGATTAGAGGATGAAAACCTCATCACTTTGTGCGAAAAACATCACGAAATGGCAGAAGCGGGAATCATTCCGGCAAATCTTTTGAAACGAATTGCAAAAGAACAGACTGAAGGGTGAACATAACATTATATGGCTCGGGAGATACCCCCCCAGGGGTCGAGGTCTGAAAAACCAAAGCCTCCGAGACCACGATGGCCCCTCTGCGTAAAAAAAATTCCCAAAATGGAAACGGAAATGAAGGCGGCAGAGAAAGGAGGCGGTGCGAATGGCAAGACCAGCAAAGCCGGTAGCGGTGCTGAAGGCGGAAGGAAAGAGCCACAGAACGAAGGCAGAACTGGAGAAGCGGAAGAAGGAAGAAGCGGCTTTCGCGACAGGAACACCGCTGAAAGAGAAGCCGGAAACGAAGAAGAACCTGATCGCCCACAAGGAGTTCAAGAGGGTGACGAAGCTTCTGACGGAGATCGGGAAATGCGATGCGCTGTATGAGAACATCATCAACCGATACTGCATGGTTTACGCAGAGTGCAGGGGATATGAGGAGATGCGGGATAGCCTGCTGACAGACCTTGCACACCTGCAGGATGCCTTCAAGGAAGGGGAAGTCGATTTCCTTGCATATCTGGAGAAGAAGAACGGCATCACCGGAAGTGTTAACGCCATAGACAGGCAGCTGCAGACAAAGCGAAAAATGCTGATGGATATCGAGAAGGAGAACATCATGACGGTGGCATCGGTGCTTCGAAACATTCCGAAAACGGAAGAATCTGACGAGAATCCTCTGCTGATCGCTCTGAGGGGCGGCGGTGCCTGATGGACAAAAGACTTGGGGGCATCAAGGACAGCATAGCTTATAAATATGCAGAGTGGTGCATGGAGCCGGAAAACCGAAAAGTCGGCATTTATGTGAAGCGGCAGGCGGAAAGCTGGCTGATGATCGCGGACGGATACGACAGGGAAGCCTTTGTGGACGAAGAAGCCTTCCGGAAGATGAAGGCTCTGCTGGAACTGATGGTGCACCCTGACCTTGGGTGCAGCATGGCTGACGGCATGGAAGAATATGCCTGGTTCCTCCTGACTGCGACCATGTGTACGAAGATGCGGGATGAGGAAGGCAGGGATGTTCGGTATTACGAAACGGTGCTTCTTGAGATCTGCCGAAAGAACTTCAAGACTTTCTATGCGGCGGTCATCTTCATTCTGCTGATGCTGATGGAACCGCAGTTTTCCCGATTCTTTTCTGTTGCGCCGGACAAAGACCTGTCCAGCGAACTGAAAGTCGCTGTAAATAAAATCATCAAATCTTCGCCGGTTTTGTATGACCCGAAGGTATTCAAACTTCTGAGGAGTGAAGTGCGATGTGTGCTGACGGACAGTGAGTATAAGCCTTTGGCCTATTCGGAAGACCGAATGGATGGTAAGCTGGCAAACGCCTTTCTGGCGGACGAAGCGGGAGCCATGGACACCTATCCTGTGGAAGCCATGCGTTCCTCGCAGATCACGCTGTTAAACAAGCTGGGCATCATCGTTTCGACCCAGTATCCAAATGACAACAATGTCCTTGTGGACGAAATAGACATTTCCAAGAAATCGCTTGATGGTCTCATCGATGACCGCAGGCGATTTTCTCTGTTATACGAACCTGACGACGAATTCAAGCAGGGCGACATCTGGCAGAAGGAAGACCTGGTCATTTACCAGAGTAATCCCGTTGCGGTGAAGAACAAAAATGTATTCAACAGCCTTGTGAAGAAGCGTACCTACGCCATCCTGTACGAAAACAAAAGAGAAAACTATCTCTGTAAGCACAACAACATCATGTACAAGGGTTTGGGCGTGGAAGGCTATGTGGAGATCACGAAGGTGAAGGAATGCTGCATCGAGACGGATAAATCCTTCTGGAAGGGCAAGAGAGTTTATCTGGGACTGGACCTTTCCCAGACGGAGGACAATACCTCCGTTGCTATGGTGACGCTGTTCCGCGGCAAAATCTACGCCAGAGTATGGGGCTTTATGCCCGAGGAACGCATTGAAGCGAAAAGCATGAAGGAAAGAGTGGATTACAGGAAACTGATCCGTCAGGGCGTTTGCTTTGGATGCGGCGAGGAAGTGGTGGATTACGGCTTTGTGGAACGATTCATCATGAACCTGCAGAAGGAATACGGCGTGGATATCGTACAGGTTGGCTATGACAGATACAATGCGATTTCGACGGTACAGAAGCTGGAAGCGGCGGATGATCCCATGGAATGTGTGGAAATCATCCAGCACAGCAAGACACTGCACAGACCGACGAAACTTCTGAAAGAATACATCCTCAACAAAAACTTCTGCTATGAGGAAAACAAACTGCTGGAAATCAATTTCCAGAACGCACGATGCACCGAGGACACCAATTTGAACAAGTATGTCAACAAAAAGAAATCCTCCGGTAAATATTTGCCGCCTATGCTGGTGACAGCATAGTGAAAACTGAGCAAAATCGGAAAAATCTAAATTTATAAGTATTGAAGAAAAAGAGAGGTTCATATATACTCGGAATATGGGGTGAAATATATGGACAAATATGGAGTAATCTATAAAATCACTAATAAAATCAATGGTAAAGTCTATATTGGTCAAACAACGGGTTCTTTTGACAGAAGATATTCTTCAAATCTGGAAAGAAACACTTCCAGTGAACATTTAAGGAGTTCAATTCGAAAATATGGGATTGAAAATTTTGAAATAGAAAAAGAATTGTTTGTTGCGAAGACAAAAGAAGAATTAGACGAATTAGAAAGAAGATTGATTCGACAGTACAATTCTAATGATCCTGCATTTGGATATAATTCATCTGATGGTGGAGCAAACGGAAAGCCAAATGAAGAAACGAAGAGAAGGCTTTCGGAATCTCATAAGGGATATGTAATGCCAGAAGAACAGAAGAAAGCAATCAGCAAATCCTTGAAAGGAAAAAGCAAACCGCCGTTTTCCGAAGAACATAAAGCAAATATCAGCAAGGCTGGAAGAAATAGAAAGCCAATATCTGAAGAAACACGAGCACGCTTATCCAAAGCAAGCAAGGGGAGAAAAATGAGTGCTGAGGCAAGAAGAAAAATATCTGAATCTCTGACAGGAAGGCCTTCACCATTAAAGGGCATTGCGAAATCAGAAGAACACCGTAAGAACATCAGCAGAGGCAGAAAGGGAATTGTTTTTTCAGATGAGCATAAAAAACATCTGAGTGAAGCAAGGAAAGGCCGCACTCTTTCTGAAGAACACAAACGGAAAATTGGAGAATCCAGCAAAGGCAGAAAACAATCTGAAGAAACCATTGAAAAAAGAATGAAAAATATAAGAACTCCCGTAATATGCCTGACAACGAATGAGGTTTTTGGCTCGATTGCAGAAGCTGCAGAAGCATTTGGCATCAAGCGAGCCGTTATTTGTAACTGTTGCAAAGGAAAGCAAAAAACAGCAGGAAAGAAAGAATGGGCATACTTCAATGATTAAACATGATAATTCCGAGGTAAAGCATAGTGTAATAGCTATGGCTCACCGTAACGCATAGCAGGTGAAACTGCAGGCTGTACAGATGTACGGCCTTTTTTATTGCAGAATATAATCCTGCCACGAGTGCTCGGCAACTGTGAAAGCAGTTGAAAATATATGCTGACCTTACGGGAAACCGTAAGAAGCAGAGGATAAAAAGCCTTTGCGATAACAAAGTGAAAGTGGATGCTGTTGTGGCACTGATCAATGCGGTGTACCTGTTGGATGTAAATGAGATCCTGAACGATGGCGGCGGCTGGGGTGCCCAGGTCATCTAGCGGGTGTGCTCCGCCTTGGCTCGGGTAATCTCCGCAGAAAAGACGTGCAAGCACGAAAAAATTCTGCAGAGAATACCCTGCGCGGCGGAAAATTCAGGAATACAAAGGGAAGAAAGGAGGGAGAGGAAATGGGCTTGAAAGAATGGCTGTTCGGGAAGGAAGAGATAGTGTTCCTGGAGGCGGAGAACCCTGAGGAACGAACTGAAGAAACGATTCTCGAACAGATGGAAGAACCGGAAGAACGAGCCGAAAATCCGCAGCCGGATGCGGGAACAGTGACGCTGGAAGATGTCCTTCTGACGGCGATTTTCGGGAGCAGCGGCATGACGAAGGCGAAGATGCTGGAAATTCCCATTGTGATGAGCTGTATCGAAAAGATGGCCGGGACAGTGGCAAGGCTGCCTGTGAAATTATACCGCAGGACAGAGGACGGCAAGACCGTGGAAGTGACAGACGACCCAAGGGTGCGGATGCTGAACACAGACACAGGGGATACGCTGAACACCAACGAATTCATCAAAGCCATGATCGAGGATTATTACCTCGGGAAAGGTGCCTATGCCTATATCAACAAGGAATGGGGCGAGGCAACAAGCATCCACTATGTGGATGAAGAAAAGGTCAGTGTCATTGTAGGTGTGGACCCTATCTTCAAGGATTACACCATTCAGGTGAACGGGCTGACCTATATGCCCTGGGACTTCCTGAAGATCCGCAGGAGAACCAGAGACGGTGCATCCGGCACACCGCTGTATGCAGAGCGGCCGATGATCTTTGCGACGGCCTATGCGACCATGCTGTTTGAAAAAACGCAGGTACAGAAAGGCGGCAACAAACGCGGCTTCATTGAAGCGGAAAATCGTTTGGCCAAGGAAGCAAAAGATGAAATCAGAAGAGCATGGCGCAATCTGTACAGCAACGATACGGAAAACGTGGTCATTCTGAACAACGGTGCGAAATTCAAGGAATCGAGCAACACCAGCGTGGAAATGCAGCTGTACGAGAATAAGGAGGAAAACGACAGAGAAATCTGCGGAACCTTCGGATTTCCCA